CGTGCTGGTATCAATGTTTCTGATGCACAAGCTGCTGAGATTCAGTATGCTTTAGGCTTTAACGCTGCTCCTACTATTGCTTCACAAGGATTCTACTTGCAGATTCTGCCAGCTACTGCTCAGACTCGTGCTGCTCGTCAATCTCCTCCGATTACTCTGTATTATCAGGACGGTGAAGCGGTACAGCAAATCACTATGGCTTCTATTGCAATTCAATAAGGATAAATTATGTCAACAATAACCTCAGCAAATTCGGTCCTATCTTTAGCGATCAATAATTACTTTCCCGTACCCCAGGTAATTCAGGGTTACGCAGTAGATGATGCTTTTGAAGGCGAAGCAGTTCAACAATCAGAAATTCTAATGGGCGTAGATGGTATTTTATCTGCTGGTAAGGTATTCGTGCCTTACAAAATGACTATTCATTTACANGCAGATAGTCCTAGTATTTTCTTATTTGATGCATGGCGTAATGCTCAAGATGCGGCAGTGGATGTTTTTTCTGCTAGCGGCTCAATTACGTTACCATCCACAAGTATGGTGTATACTTTACAAAATGGCTACTTAACAACGGCAACTCCGTTTCCAGCAGTTAAGAAAACTTTGCAACCACTCGTTTACGAGATCACTTGGCAGCGTATTATTGGCGGTCAGATTTAACAAGGAATGATCTAAAAAATGGCTAGAAAACAAGCGTCATTTGTAGCACAAACAGGTCGGGATCAAGGCAAAGAATTTTTGATTACTGAAATGAGTGCTACCCAAGCAGAAAACTGGGCTTTTAGGGTTATTCTTGCTATCGGCAACGCTGGCATAGAAATCCCCGATAACCTAGCTGCTCAGGGAATGGCGGGTCTAATGGCGGTGGGCTATATGAACCTTCTCAAGATTCCATTCGATGCTGCAAAGCCTCTTTTGGACGAAATGATGGGGTGCGTTCAAATAGTCCCTTCCGCAAATATTAAGCGTCCTTTGATTGAAGATGACATTGAAGAAGTTAAGACTCGCTTACTTATTAGGAAAGCCATATGGGATCTTCATATGGATTTTTTTTTAGACGAAAACAAGTCGACTTCGGAATCCGAAACTCAGGGACGACCAACAATCGCCTCGTTGAGTACCAAGCCACCCCGCAAACGATAGCAACAGTAGTCTCATCAAGACTGGCGACCCTCCATGAACTTGATACTGTCTATGGTGTTGAGGATTTGTGGATACTCCTTGAGGTTAATGCCGTTGATCGGCATAACNCTTATATTGTGAGTCAAAAGTAATGGCAACCGTCATAGACAGTCTGTTAATTGAGCTTGGATTAGATACATCCAAGTTTGACGCTTCTGCGAAAAAGTCCGTAGATGAACTTCGTAAGTTTGAAGATCAATCCGGCAAATCATTTAAAAATACCCAGCAAGGGGCTAAAAACGTAGGTGACGGCTTTGAAAAAGCTCGTAATGCGTTGATCTCCCTTGGTGTTGCATTTATTGGGATTAAAGGCTTTACAAACTTTACCCAGCAGATGACTACATCNAACGCAGGTCTTGGACGCACTGCAGAATTATTTAAAATGTCTGCTCGAGAGCTGGATGCTTGGGGCGGTGTTTTAAAGTCCGTAGGCGGTGACGCTAACGACTTCCAGTCTTCCATGCAAGCTATTCAGCAAGGCGTGGCAAATATTCAGTTTGGCGATGCTGCAATCCTTGAAACTTTAGCTAAATTACAAGCTTTAGATTCTTATGATTACGCTAAGCATGAAGTAGACGTTTACAAGCTTGCAGACGCAATAAAGCGGTTTGCCGAAGTAAATGGTGAGCAAGCTGCTTACACCCAAGCGCAAGCTATGGGCATTAACCGTAATTATTTCCTGGTCCTAAAGCAAGGCGGGGATGTAATGCGCCAGCTTTACGAAGATAGCTACAAGCTTTCAGGTGTAACTAAAGAAAACACTCAAAAGGCTCAAAAACTTCAAGAAGCTTGGGGTCGGGTAGGTCAAGCTCTTTCCGGTGCTTCAAATCAAGTTATGGATCAAATGTATCCTTCCTTGGAAAAGCTTGCCGAAGTCACAGAATTAAGTCTTGAGAAATTTGTTGAGTGGGACAAAAGTATGCAAGGCGGGCTTTCAAACGCTTTGATCTTTGCTGGCGGTCTTGCTACTCTTATGGGGGCGTTTAGATTCATAGGTGTTTCTATAGCCACTCAAATAGCCACCGTTGCAAAATGGGGTTCCACCATTGAAGGAATTGTTACTTCAGGTTGGTTTATGCGCTTTATGGGTGCTTTAGGTATTGCAACTTATAGCGAAGGATTAAACAAAGGCGAAGACGAACAAATTCGCAAAATTCTCGAAGCTCAAGATCAAGCGTCCGGCAAAGGCGGTGGGGCTGGCGTTCCTCGTAATATGCGGAATAATAATCCCGGCAATATTGAATATGGTGACTTTGCTCGTAAACATGGCGCAACTGGTAGNGATGGACGCTTTGCTATTTTCCCTGACTTAAAAACAGGTCAAGACGCAATGGCTTCATTACTTATGGGGTACGCCAAAGAAGGCAACAATACTATTTCTAAGATTGTTGGGAAATGGTCTCCTGCTGGAGACAATGGGGCTGCCAATACCAACGCCTATATTGCTGACGTGGCTAAAAAGACTGGTANCGATCCAAATAAACTTTTGAGTATGGGCGAAATTGGCGCAGTGCAGCAAGCAATGTCTGCTCATGAGGGCATGGTCGGAGCTATGGCTACTGCCCCAGTTGGAACCGGAGGAAATACAANTAGCAATGTTCAAANTAACATCAACACTATTAACGTAGAAACACAGGCTACTGATGCCAATGGAATAGCTCAAAGCATGAAAATGGCAATAGAAAATAATTCATTAATTAATTTTGGAATGGTCGGAAATAGATAATGCCTAATATTCCTTATCCTAATGTCCCAGCATTGCCCGGAGTACCCGCTTTATCAAGAAGCAACAATGCTCAGTTTGTTGCTGCAGGTCTTACTATTATTGGCGAAATATTGCCTCTTGGATTGTTTGGGCAAAAATGGGGAATTATTGCAGCAGGTAGTTCATCAGGAGCTTCCTCGCAAGGAGGATTTCTTCAAACGTTGCAAGGATTGTTTAATAATGGTTCTACTTTAAAAGGAACCACTTTATTAACTCCCGATTCGTTCGTTGATTTTGAATACCGAGAAGAACAAAAAATTCCTATTTATCCATTACAAAATGGAGCATTTCAAAGTTACAATAAAGTAGGAATGCCTTTTGACATTCGTTTGACCGTTACTTGTAGCGGAAACGGAAAAATGAGCAAAGGTGCTTTTATTCTAGGAATTGATAAACTTTTAACAGGTCTTACCCTTGTTGATATTGTTACCCCTGATGCAACATATAAAAATTGTAATTTGATTCACGTTGATTATCGTAGGGATGCGACTAACGGAGCTACCCTGCTTATTGCTCAGCTATGGTTTCAATGGGTTCGCATTGTATCCAACCCTACAACTCAAACTGCAAATCCTTCAGGAACCCCTACGAGCTCTTTTGGGCAGCTTTCTCCAACATCTTNGATAGGGGCAACTGGGCTTAATCCAGCTATTAAATGACAATTCAATTTATTCCAATTTCAGCAGTACCTGCACAAACTTTTACAATTCAGCTAAATAGCCAAAATTGTATGATTAATATTTATCAAAAAAATACAGGTTTATTTTTTGATCTTGAAATTGACAATAATCCATGCGTGACTAGCGTTTTATGCCTTAATTTAGTAGGTCTTGTAAGAGAATCTTATTATGGATTTACTGGGCAATTAGCTTTTTTTGATACTCAAGGAACAAGCGATCCGACCTATGATGGTCTTGGCAGTCGATACCAACTTATTTATCAATCATGACATTCGCAATAAGACAAATTGAGTTAATTTTTACATCCCCAAATGACACTCCTTTGGTGCTTAAAAATTTAAAGTGTAATGCGGTTATTACTAATCCCGGAGGTAACAATGCTTTTGGGCAATGTCAACTTCAAGTTTTTGGCATGACGCTTGCTCAAATGAACCAATATTCAAGCTCAGGATCAAAAATGGTTCTTGTTCAAAATCAATCCGTTACCGTAATTGCTGGTAATCAAGGTGGAGCAATGAATAAAATGTTTTCAGGAACTTTGATTTCAAGCTTTATTGATACCTCAAATTTGCCTGAAGTAAGTTTTGTTTGCGCTGCTATATCAGGCTATTACAATAAAGCTGCCCCTGTAAAGTCTAATACTTATAAAGGCTCTCAAAATGCAGAAGATATTATCAAGGCTTTAGTTGGTCAACTTGGAAATCCTTGGACTTTTGTAAATTATGAAAATAAAGCCCATGCAGTATTGCAAAATCAATATGTATCAGGATCTGTTATGGATCAAATATGCTCAGTGGCTTCCCATGCAAAATTTCCAATTAAAATTGAAAACAATGTTGTAACTATTTGGGACAATATGGGTTTTGCGGACAACGTAGTAATTGACGTTGGACCAAAAACAGGGCTAGTTGGCTATCCCTCATATTGGGAGACTGGATTTGTCGTAAAGTCTGAATTTACAGCAACCATTACCAATGGTCGAGGAATAAATCTAACTTCGGATATTCCAAAAGCAAATGGACTATTTCCAGTAATCCAATCTACGCATGAAATTAGCACTTTGACCCCTGACGGTCCTTGGTTCACTATTTCCAAATTAGCCCCCGGTCCATATGTCCCAAGAAACTAATCCTTCAATTCAGACGAATCACGTTGCATCGGATGCTGCCTCTGAGGTAGGACGAATGAATTTTATTATTCGAAGTGCTTTATCAGGGCTTCGGACTGCAATGCCAGTCACAGTGATTGCCGTATCGAATGCTGGGGGAATTTCACCTATTGGCACTGTTGACGTTCAACCATTAGTAAGCGCAGTTGATGGGAATGGCACTGCTTGGGAGCATGGAATTATTTATAACGTGCCTTATATGCGTATTCAAGGTGGTTCTAACGGAATAATCCTAGATCCTATAGTTGGAGACGTTGGTATTGCCACTGTTTGCGACAGAGATATTTCAACCGTCAAAAACACAGGTGCGGTATCTGCTCCCGGATCAAACCGAAAAAATGATATGTCAGACATGGTTTATTTAATGACCATTATTGGCCAAGCACCAACNCAGTACATTCAATTTAATAGTNCAGGAATTACCATAACATCACCAACTGCTGTAACTATTAATGCTGATGTCACTATCAATGGTACACTCACCAATAATGGTCATCTTGTAGGCTCTACGCATACTCATGGTGGAGTTCAAACAGGTGGTGGTACAACAGGAGTGCCAACTTAATGGCTATTATTCAAACCTCATTATTACTAGATCAATCTGCTTGGGATTTAGTTTTAGATGCTAATGGAAACATTGCTTTAGCTGGCGCACCTTATTCAGTAGCCCAAGACGTAGCTTCTGTTACCCGCACTTTTTTGGGTGAATGTTGGTACGACACCTCTCAGGGTATACCCTATTGGCAAGAAATTCTTGGGGATCTTCCTCCGCTTCAGTATATTGCTGAGCAGCTTCAGGATGCAGCGTTGACCGTTCCTAATGTAGTGGCAGCAGAAGCAACTTTTACGTCTTTCAAAAATCGATCTTTGACAGGACAAATTCAAATTATAGACACAGATGGAGCTACTAATAACGTGGCTTTTGGATAAATCATGACAAACAAACTGCAAAATTTAGCAAATTCATTTAAAGATTTAGAATTAGCGGAGTTGGTGGCTATGGAAGTTAGAAATAAATATCATAAAGAATTTGCGAGGAATGTTTAATGTCTACTAATGTGCCACCTATCGCCTGGGTGAATGGATCGCCAGCCCTTCCTGCTGAAGTTGACATTTTAGCGGGAGTTCAAGCCGACATTAATGCAGCGTTTGGCGGTGGGGTCAATCCCGGATTAACCACTCCACAAGGACAGCTTGCTCAAACAGAAACTGCTTTAATAGGCCAAAAAAATAACGAAATTGCGTATATTGCAAATCAAGTAAATCCTTCGTTTGCTTCGGGTATTTGGCAAGATGCTATTGGAGAAATTTACTTTATCAATCGCATTCCCGGTGCTGGCACTGTAGTTNCTGCAACCTGCACTGGAGCCGTAGNAACAGTTATTCCTGCTGGATCTGTAGCACAAGATAACAACGGATACCTATATACAGCGTTGAGCGCAGGAACTATTCCTTCGACTGGCAACGTAACAATCAGCTTTCAAAATCAAACTCAGGGTCCTATCGCTTGTAATATTGGCGCATTAAATACCATTTACACAGCAATTGCTGGTTGGGATACCATAACCAATACTACTGCAGGAGCACTTGGTAATTATGTAGAATCAAGAGCTGCTTTTGAAACACGCAGATCAGCTAGCGTGGCAGTAAATGCTGTTAACTCAGTCCAATCTATTTATGGCGCTGTGGCTTCTTTAGCAAACGTTATTGGTGTTTTAGTAGTAGATAATCCTTCTAATGGCACAGTAAACTATGGTCCTACAAGTTACCCATTAGCTCCTAATTCTGTTTGTGTAAGTGTTGCGGGGGGAACTTCTTCTGATATTGCCCAAGCTATTTGGAACAAAAAACCCCCAGGATGCTCTTATAACGGTAATACTTCGGTTACAGTTTACGACAATAATTATTCAACTCCAGTGCCTTACACTGTGACTTATTTGACTCCAACATCGGTATCAGTCTATTTCAATGTAAGTATTAAAAATAGTTCTTTACTTCCTGCTAATATTACGACTTTGGTCCAGAATGCTGTTATACAAACATTTAATGGCTTAGATGGTAGCGGACCCCCAGTAA